GATACTGCTTCTCAGTGAAGTTCTTAACATCATCCCAGAAGAGTTCAATCTTACGATATTCTCCCTGTTGTCTACTAGGTAGTAATGGAGTAATCATACCTACCCACCTGTAATAGTCCATCTCCTGAAGGATAGCCTGTTGAGTGAAGGACAATCCACCTACCATATCCCAGACTCTATAACCGTGCATTCTGAGCCACTTCTGCTGCTCAGGAGTAAAGCCAGTCATATCCTCTATTACCTTAGAAGCTTCCTCATAGACCTTATATTGTTCGTCAGTTCTTAATCTGAACAAGCCAAACTGTTCCATGCCTACACCATACTTAGCTGCTTCACGCCTAGAGTCAGTCCAAGACTGTTGTTCCTCAGGAGTTAACTCTACTCCCTCCTTCATCTTAGTCCATAGAAGACTACCATTGCCACCACGCTTATTGACCATGAGGATAGTTACATAGTCTCTGAATCTGTCACCAAAGACACGCTCAGAGATGAACTTAACACTTTCACTTTCAGGGAACATTGCTATGGCAGCCATAAGAGGAGTTTTCCAGACAGCTGGCATAGTCTCACCTAGCTGAGCTTCCATACCACCAAGAGCAGCGAGTGGAGCACTGATATGAACACCTGGATAGAAGCCGAATCTGCTAATGAAATCCATGAACTCCACAAGTTCACCAGCTGGAGGGTAAGCATCATAATACTCTGGAAAGTCTCTGCGAGTTAGTCTAGTAGTAAGAGTCCCATAGATAGTACCTCTGAAGGGATTTGTGTCTACTGAGGTATTAGGAATGTGGATATAGCCATAGTCAGTATTATTCTGCCAACGCTCAAAGGCTGTGAAGGTGCCAGGATGACGGATGAAGGAACGAGGTAACCAGAACCACCTTTGGGACTCATATGTATTTCCTGTAGGAACTATACTGCCATTACAGTTCATAAACCATGTTCCTGAAGGAGTTACTGGACACCAAACCTTACCAGTATAATGCTTAGTTGTCATTCTCCTAACCTGCTTAGCTTGATAAGGTTTATGGTTGTTAGTCATATATACTGTATTATAGCCAGAAGTAATACCCTTTCCTAATAGCACAGATAGCATTTCAAACGCCTCTTTAACTGACCCAGGATTCTGCTTGAACCTTAGCCAACCATTATCTGAGTTGCCCTCTGCCTTGAACATAGCATCCCACATAGCCTCAGCAGCTTCCTTAGATAGCTGAGGCACTAAATCTATAACATCTTCAGAACAGCAACACACTGAACTTATCCTGTCTCTATCCTCTAGCTTTACACGAATAATCCAGTCAGTACTTTCTGAAGACCTAGGATATGCAGAGCCTCCAGTAAGGGCAACTATCTCATCCAGATACTTCTTCTCAGACTGATAGATAATCAGTGCAGTAAGAATGTTGTTGCGTCTCTGGTAGTAACCATCTGTAACTACCCAACCAAGGATAGCAGCATCTCGTGGAGACAATATACTATCTTCAGGAAACTTGTGAGGTAAAGCTCTAGGAATTAGGTCACTGACTTCCTTCAGCTCATAGCCCCTCTTAATCTTAGGCTTATCAGACCATTCATTGACTATCAGCCATCTATGGTTAGGAGTGAACTCTATATCCTTGCCCTTAGCAGGTATTACCATAAGTTCATCATCATAGTCAAAGACTGCTATGTTCTGGAGAGGCTGCCACTCAGTGACTAAAGTTTCAGGATTAACTGTTAGTAAGTCTTCCCCTACATGAAGCTCAGAATAGTGTTTCCATCCGTTTCTCGTCAAAGCTGTAGCATACTCAGGAACGCACCAGTAAGGGAAGATAGATTTCATCATCGCATCGAAGGCGTTAGCATTAGTGTAGTCAGGATATTCCTTGTAGTACCACTTGTGAGCCTCATCCATAGCAGACTGGCGTACATCGTCAAGTTTAGTGAACTCAGGTTTCAATGCCCTAGTGGGAGCTCCCTCAATTAGCTTAGTTAGTGGACTACTTATCCTACTCTTCAGTATAGTAGACTTCACTATCAACTCTGACTCACCAGCAGCTCCTATAGCTACAACATCTTCAATTCTTATAACAATACTATTCACAGACCCTTCTGGAGTGAGCCACTTAGTAGACCCAAATTTTGTTGCCATCTTTTTGTCACTAGTGACATTCAAGAATTCCCTCTTCAAAGCTTGAATACTAGAACCTGCTTGTCCGTGTCCCCGATAAACTCTGATATAGCCTCCTGGATAGCGCTCTTTTAGTACTTTAAGAACTTCACCTTGATAAGACTTACTTCCAGATGCTGTCTTTCCTATCAACTGCAAAGTATCATCCTCAGGATGTTTTGCCCATCGTTTTACAGCATCAGTGAGAGTAGGAGCCCAGTCCTTCCCAGTAGCCACATTGCTGACATCAGCTAAACTTTGCCCTACCTGTTTAGCTGTGTAAGTATCACTAATAAGTGGTTTAGATACTGTAACTGGAGCTGCAACTGGAGCCTTATATGCCAGCTTATCTACTGCGTCAGCAGTATCATCCAGATACTTGTATATCTGCTTAAGCTCATCATCTGGATACATCTTGGAGTTATGTAGAGCCCAAAGTTCCTTCCTCAGACCTTCAGTCTGCATCTTACATCTGGTGATATAGGAGAAGGTTTCTGGCTTGATATAGAGAGAACCTACTATCTGGTCATATACTGCCCCTACTGCTTCCTTAGTAAATCCTGCATCCCCAGGTCTCACCTTAGCCATAACATACGCAGTGAATCTGGGTTTACTGTTAACTGCCATAACTTCCAGTAACGCCTTAGATACATCATCTCCTCTGCAGCCTATGAGACTGGCTATGTCTTGGGGAGATAGTGCTCTATCTGTTATACTGATAACTGGCCTACTGAATGGCTTGATGCCAGATACTAAGTCTAGTGACTCTACTGCCTGTACCTGTAGACCAAAGAGCTCAGCATCCTTAATCTCAAATACTCCCCAGTCAGTATCCATCTGTTCGTAGAAGTCTTGCCAGAACTTGCCTGTCCTTTCCTTAGGTGATATAGACTCAAAGATTTCTCTGCGGAGAGCCATGTTCTGAGCTCTGAAGTCAGCTGCATACTCCTTCCTGGAAGCCATGATGTCTAGTAGTCTGTTAGACCTAGTGACGTAGTCATCATTAGGAGCAAGTCTGGGGATAGCATTTCTCACCTTAGCTATTGCACTTTCTATGTCAACTCCAGCATCATCTATGAACTTGTAGAGTAGGTCAAAGTCCCTATTGAAAGCATCTTTCCGCTGAGCTAGAGGTAATCCTCTGGAACGGACAGTTGCTTGAGCTACTACTTGGTGAGGTAGAGCATCATAAGAATCACACATTATCTGCACCATTCTAATAGTCTCAGCCATTTCTTGAGGATTGGTTACTTCTAGAGCCATGAGTTCTTTAGTGAGAGCATGTATCTGGGCAGTGGCATACTCAGGGCTTCTGACGAAGTCATCAACTAAGATATCAGAGGCCACTTTCATAGTTCCATCTATGTCCTTAAATAATTCTCCACTATCATAAGCCTTAATTATATGCTGTCTGGCTGCTGGAGGCATATCAGGATATTGACTCATAGCGTTCTGGACTTCAGCTCTGGTTAGTTTCTTGTGAGTAAATACACTCTTTAAACTCCTTATGTTATCTGGCTGAAGAGTAGTCTTCATACGATATACTTCAGCTTCTAGTTGCTTAACCAGTTTGCCACTTAACTTAGGTGTATTAGGCCCAGCCTTTAATAATGCCTCTACTACATCTCCGCCTTGTTCCCTGAATAGCTGCTCATACCTTCTGCCTATAAAGTTACGCCTGACATCCATACCATAAGCACCTGGCCTTCTTACCATAACTGTATAAGCCTTGTTTGCCCACTTCTTCTGACCACCAGCTGCCAACTGCAATACCCAGTTATTCCAAGTGTCCTCTGCACCCTCTCGTGCTAAGTAGCCTGTCATCTCAGATAAACCATATCTTGAGAGGTCATCGTCTACTGACAGACCCCAGCTGAGCCTCTGCCAAGTCTCTACATTCATTCTTCTAGGGATTACTCCACCAAGAGAAGAGCGCAGATAGTCTTCCAGAACATTCATAGGCCCATACATACCAAAGGTGAGGTAGGCTTCAGCAAATGGTCTGACTACTAGTCTATCAATGTAATTCTTCCAGATAGCCTGAGCCTTAACTTCAACACCATGTAAGAGGACAGTTGCTCTGCCAGCGTTCATACGAGATAGGTAAGCTGCAGAGTCCTCAATCTTTATAGCCATCTTATAGTTTCTTCTCATGATAGCCTGCATAGCATCAAATGGAGTCTCAGCCTTAGCAAATGCAGTTACGCCAGCCTTTATTCTATTACCTCTATCTTGGAGAAGGCGTTGAGCAACCTTCAGCTTAGCGTCACTAGTATCTGTAACAGATAGGACCTTGAGTAGTCTAGCAGCTGCCTCCTTTTCAGTAATCATACTCCTCATAAAGTAATCTTCAAATATGTTCTCAGTGTTCTCAATAGTAACTCTGGTTACATCATCAGGACCAAGTGAAGTCCCTAGTCTTGTAGTCCAGCTAGCTACATCGTCAGGACTTACAGGAGTATGTTTTAGAAGTTCTCTACCAGCTAGGGCAGCCAGGTCATCAGATTGAGGATGAGCTAGAGCAAACTTAGCCGCTGCTGCAGCTGTATCATCTACCTCACTCATGCTTAACTGAATCAGATGCTTACCAGTATACCGCTCTAGGAACTTCCTGAGAGTCTGCCCTGCAGTATGTTGCTGAATCAGTGCTCTTTGGGCAGCAGTCTTAGGTAACCTTCTCCAGCCTACTTTAAGCATATCAAATGGCATTTCAAATAGTTCCTGAGCTCCTCGCTCAGCAGCTCCTACAAATCTGCCTACATGAGGTATAGGTTTAGTGAGTTTGGTAGCTATACCCCAGCCAACATAAGTTAGTGGATCTACTAAGCCTTCCATAATGACATACTTAAGGAACCAGTTGAATTCCCAATTCATCCAAGCACGACTAAGAGCTTCTCGGGTGCTCTCAGTCTTTTTCAGTCTCTGATACTCAGCTTCTATGTCAGGGATAAAGTTCTTGTAAAGTGCACCAGCTAGAGGCTGAGATGTATGCTCAAAATAGAACCTACTTGTATCAAGTAGAGCTAGGCCAGGCTGAACTGCCATTTCCTTCAGCATGTCAGCTAACTTGTAATCTGGCATCCCAGTTAAGCCACTCTTGAATGACTCTAGCATGTTAGCTTGCTCCTGCCACTCTAAAGCTAACCTCTCGGCCTCATTCCTATTGAATTCTGTGGCTTCTAGGTCAGCATCAGAATACCCCATACCTTTTAAGAGCTCAGCCCAGTCTTCTTGTGACATAACAGGAGATGGTAGGCGCTCCATAGTAAGTGCCTTAACTATCTCATCAGTGGATAATTGGTGGAGACCAACTGGAACAAAGGGAGATACTGGAGTAGGAGCTACCAGAGGTGGTAGTTCCAGTTCTGCAGCAGCCTGAGCTAAGAAGTCCTCAGGAGGTGTAGCACCATGACTTAGCATATCAGTTATGGTTTCCTTGATAGTTGTCCGCTCAGCTTCACTTAGACTACCAGGCATAGGATACATTTCTAGTACTTCATCCAGTGAGCTAGCTGACCCAGTGACTACAGTAGCAGGGACTACTGAATAGATGTTGTAGTAGTAGAGATTCTTCTCAAGCTCATCAGTAGCACCAATCATATTATTCTTAATGCCTAGGCTCCAGGTAATTGCCTTCTCAGCAAATTCTGCATACCGCTTCTTCTCAGGAGTTGGGAAAGGAAACTGTACTCCAGGAGGGCCGAACAGTGTAAAGAATTTAGTAGACTGCTCACTAATATCAGATATCTTAGTAGTGTAGTCAGTAATCTGCTGTTCACTTATCTTAGCTAGGTCAAAGTACTTCTGAGCTTGTTTATCATATTCTTGAAGTCGCCGTTCTCCGTTTAGTGCATATTCTCCGTTTGCCATAATTCACCTCATACTGGTGGTGATGCAGACTCACCCTCAGTCCTTGGAACTTCTCCCTGTCCTGGAGCTACTGGAGGACCTGCACCTGCCTCAGCTTCTTGCCTAGGAGTAATAGTAGCCTCAGTTGCAATAGCAGCCTTGTCATAGAGCTCAGCAGCATCAGTATCTCCTATCTCCCTACACTTAGTTGACTCCGCCTTGAAGGCTTGTATCAGGTTGATAGCAGCCATAACAGGATGCTGCATAGCCATGTCCTTACGAGACTGAGCCTGTTCCTGCATAGGATTAGTGATTTCTGGGAAGAGCTCATCCATTACTCTAGTCTCAGACAGCTTAAAGGTCGGACTTAACATCCTGGCTACTGTAGCCTTCTGAGCTAAGTCCCCAGGAACCTTTATATCATAACTAGCTGTTATCTTTATGTCTTCTGTTATCTCCTTAGGTATATCGAAGTCGTAGGGCTTGAAGTGGGACTTCCTCATCATAGTTATCCAGTGATTATCTATGTCTGTCAGGACATCAATGACTGCCTGATGATAAGGCTTGAAAGATTGTTGAGCTGCTGATGCTACTTGAGCCATCATATAAGCGCTCATAGACTGCTGGATATTACCATATAGAGAATAAGGAGGCCCACCCCGCTGAAGCATTGCTTCCATATCCAGTCTGTCACTTCTGAGTTCTACTGGAATAGGAGGAACTTGTAAAGCTTCTAAAGAATCCTCAGGAGACCCCCTAAATATAGCTCCTCTCTTAAATACATCCTCAGGCTTCATGATTGCTTCACCAGAGCGGCTTTTCTCAAACCACCTTGCCTGAGCTGTGTCTCGGAGAAGCTGTAAGGAGAATGACCAGTGTTTGTTGAGATACTTGTAAACTGTCTCATTCGTAGCTATCATTGACTGACCAATCTGAGCCCTCCACTCCTTGCCCTTAACTATAGAGCCCATATCAGGAAGTCCACCTACAGGAGACACGAAGACTGGTATAGTTTCAAAAGCGATACCAGAAGGAGGAGTGGTTACTAACTGATTTCCAATCATAATGTAGTTGACTACTTCCCCATTATCATCGTACTTCCAATAGTCACGGACAACTTGCTCAGCTGTTATCTTATTAGCTACTTGCCACTCCTTAGCCTTTATCTTTCTGTTAAGAGCATCTGGCTGCATAGGATAGATATGAACTACTCTATCCATTCCATCCTCACCGTATCTTGGGTAGACATCTGCTGGATTCCAGATTTCAGCAAAGCAGGCTTCATCAGTGGCTATAGCAAATACAGAGTACCAACCAACTGCCACTATGAAGGAGACTAGTTCTCTAAGCCAGAATTGCCTACCCTTCCTTCTATGTCGCTGAGCTACATCTTCCCAAGCATGCTTTAGGAAGGCTTCTACTGTGCCAGCAGGCCCTATCTGCTCAGGCAATAACTTCCCAACAGGGACTTTGTGAGGAACTTCCTGAGAGGATAAGAGATGGAGGCTTAGATTATAGGCAGTTCTAGGGTCATTGCTGACGAAGCTCTCCATATCATCCTGCTTCAACTCATCCACCATTAGTAGCATATTATACCATTCTTTGAACTTCCTGTTTCTGATAGCCCAGAATGACTTAAGCCCCTCAGTTTCTTGAACTAACTTAGCCACAGCTACTGCTTCTGTCATACATCACCTCCTTCAATTAACTTACCACTTCCATCCACTAGTACCTACTAAACCTCTCTTTATCGGCACAGAGTCTCGGCAGACCATTGCTATGGCTGCACTGTCATGGTAGTCATCTGAGCCTATAGAAATAATTCTTTCTCCATAGTATCTGAGGTTCCTTAGCTGACTGACAAAGTTGTTGTCGTGAGTCTTTATCTTACTAAGATTCCTATTTAGTTCAGTAATCATAAATTGCTTGTTCTTCGGAGTAGTCAGCCAACCAACCTGGTTACTTACTCTACCAGAAGCCAAGTCCTGCCTGTAGTAGAGATTAGGATATCTCTTGAGATGAACAACAAACTCTATATTTGCCTCACCAGCTATCAATGCACCATCCCCATTACAGTTGTAGTATCTCCCAAGCTCCATACACTTCTCAGCCATCACATCAGGAACATAGAGTCCACCTAAGGTTGCACAGTGAATAAACTCATCATCAGTGAAATGCCAGACGGTAGCTACGGACTTTGACTCCTTACCTAACCCAGGGTCAACAGCTATCAAGTATCGCTTACCTTCCTCAGGGGGATACCAAATTTGAGTAGACTGGAAGGAGTAGGGAGCAGGGTAGCAATCCTTAGCCAACTTGTTAATAGTGTCTACATCATAGACCATATCACCAGCAGCTAAGAAGCAGTCAATATCGTTCTCTGGATATTCCTGAGAGAATAAGAGTCTAGTCTCTCCACTTCGCCTCATAGACTCCACCTCAGCTATCTTCCTACGTCTCCAGCGGACTTGGTCTTCAGTAGCCTTAAAGTTTCTCACCATCTTCAACTCATCTTCGCTTAACTTTAGTGGAGACACATTGTCACCAGGAAGTGCATAGGGACTGTCTGCAGCAAGTTGGTATTCTGGATGTTGCAGCCAGGAGTAGAAGTGGGAGGTGAATACAGACTTGCCTATAGCCTTACCTTCCTTGGCTGCCTTATACATTTCACAGAAGTCGTTGTCCTCACCATTAGGTGTCGAGCCGACTCGGATTTTGCCACTTAAGGGAACTCTCTGGATAGTCGGTAGAGCTATCCTCTGAGCATCCCCAGGTTGCCAGAAGGCATATTCATCCAACAATAAATCATGGATAGTCTCACCTCTACCAAAGGCGAAGGAACCTGCTGAGCCAATATAGAAACTACTGTGCATATCTGGGAAAGTCTTCTCAGAGGTACTTCTATGATGAAGGTCTGGAATAGAGGGAACTCGCTCCTTTAATATATCATAGAATAGTTGAGCCTTGCGTAGAAGCCTGCCACTGATAAAATCATTGTAGGAGACGATTACTGCTACTGTGCCACGAATGGTTAGAGCATCCACTAGGTAGTCAGCAATGACAGTGGAGCTAAAGCCTACCTGAGCAGGCTTCACATAGATGTCCCTGCCAGTCACAGTTCCTAGTATATCCTTCTCAATAGGGTTGAGCTTGAACTGTACCAGGTCTCGCTCCTTATCCTCTATCTGAAGAAGCGTCTCAATG